ATTTCTGATTGCTTGTACTACGTCGTTAATACTTGGATTAATGAAACGTTTGTTGTTAATTTTAATGTTGCTTGAGTGTCTTATCTTTGTCTCGAATAAGTTTGATGGTTCAGCGTTAAGAACATATTGATAAGCTTTTTCGCCGTCTTGCTCATGTTCTTCTATTGTCATTCTTGCTAACACATCAGATTGACTGATGACCGCTTTTTTTATTTGATCTTGTGCCTCTATCGTGATTGTTGGATTGATAGTGCTACCCTCATCATCTTTGTCTTTGTTAATTCCCTCGTGTCCACTTATAGCAAGATGGAATTGATAATGTTCTTGTAATTTAGAAATATAACGATAAATACTTACAATGCGTGTAGCACACTCGCCCCAATCATTAAATGTTGGTTTCTTTAATTTTCCGTCCATGATGTCGTCCATAGTGATATCACGTAGCTTTTGGATTGTTTCAATCACTACAACATCAATTTGTTTTCCGTTTTCTCTGAGTTGTTCAATAATTTTAGGTAACATCTTAATCACTGCACTAAAATGCTTGTAATTCTTAATCTGCACAACTGCCCCATCTTCTGTTACCGTTGTTCCGTCCTCATTTATATCTAGTACTAAGGCGTTGTTATCTTTTGTTAAAAACGTAGTTTTACCAGTCCCGAACTTGCCGTATATCGCAAATTTATAAAACTTGTTTGCATTTTGTTTGCTGATGTCTTTTACATCTAGTTGCGTTAAAATATCGACATCTTGATTAGTTTGTTCAGTCATGTTCTACCTCCTCGTACTCAATTGTTTCTGTCACTGTTTTCTTGATTGCTTTGTGATAATCCATATTGATACTCGCTTCTTCCATACCGTTAAACTCCCTAGCTCTATTTCTATTTGTGGAGTAACTAATATCTGAATTGTTATCAGTTGGTTTGTTAGTTATATAAATTGGCATATCCCTATGACGAATGATATAAGTTACAGTCTGCTTCATAGCAACCTCCTACCATTTCATGACTAAGTTAATTAGTCTGTCCTGTTCGTCTGTGTTCTCTTCAATCCATTCATCTATTGCTTGGTTGAATAAGTCTGATGCCATATCTAAGTCATTCTCATCTACGACATAAGCATGTTTAATTGGTATGTTGTTCATATCTTTAATTTGTATTGATATGCCCATATGACCTTTTAAAATGAATAGCTTAAAATCGAATCCGTTAACATGAATATTTTTGCGTATGATATCGCCTATTTCGTAATACACCTTGACTTCCTCCGTTTTTCGTTTTATATTGAACACGAATTTGTTTTGCTAATTGTTTGATACTGTTACTTGTTGTCGCAAGTAGCAGTTTTTTTATTCTTCATAAAAGTATTCTTTATAAAATATGAATGTTGCGATACTTGCGAATCCTGCAATTGACCACGCTGTAGTGAAGTACAGAAACGGCATAAGTACAATCGCTAAGACTGTGAAGCATAATACTGCTAATAGATAGCTTTTATAAGTTTTACTCATTTTCTTTTTTCAACTCCTCCATTATTCTCTCGTCTGATAAGTCGTGATAAGGGAATTTTTTTCTAGCTAATTGGACAGGTACTCTGCCTCGTATCGCAATGTATCCTTCGTCTTCAAGCTCTTTATTCAGTTCTCTTATTATTTGTCCTGCTTTGGATTTTGAAACAGATAAAATTACCGCAAGTTCTTTAGCTTGCAAACTATTTTTCATCATATCTTTTCCTCCTTTAAAATAACTGTTGATTCTCTGGGTTATCTGCTTCGTAATTATCTGCAATAATACTTTTAGCGAAAAAGTCCAAACTGACCTTATATAGGTTGTTCATAGATTTCTTTACGTTAACCCCTTCCTCAAGTACATAAGGCACCCTAAAATCATTTATAAACAGTCCGTTTTCGTCTAAAGTAACGGTTGGTAATTCAGGTTTGTTCCGTCTATAAACTTCTCCTAGTGTAGGTTTTTGCTTTTCAGCTTGTTTAGTGAAGTCGGAAAATGCCTTAAGTAGTTTTATTCCTGAATCAGGATCACTGTGTCGCTCAATCGTTTCTGCTGTAGACTCTTTACTAAAATCATTTCGATTGATTACAGGCTTTCTCGTATTTCGTTCAATCTTCCAAACCTTCCAAGTCGCAACTGCCATTGTGATGAGGAGGGTTGTTTTGTATAGTGCGTTCATTTGTAATTCCTCCTATTAAGTTGTTTGTTCAATTGTGTGTTATTCTTCTTCGTCTAAATCAAAGTGCTGTTCGATTTGGTCAATTGCCCACTCAATCATTGATTCAAGGTGTTTCTCTCTGTCGACTTCGTAAGTGTGCTCAATCTCGCCTGCATATGTCACAGTAAGAGTATCTTTGTGTGTGTATGTTTGACTTTTGTTTTCTTTAACTGCATAAAGTGTTAATACTATATTGTTTAGCTTTTCTTTTTGTTCTGGTGTCATTTACGCTCCCCCTAAATTAGCTTCATAACCGAATTCAGTCATGATTTCATGTATTTTCAATCTGCCTTTTTGTGTCCATCTAGTTTGTAAAACTGTGTCTTCTCTGCCATCAGAACGCACAATTGTTATAGTGTCTGAATCTGTGTAACTCTTGCCCATGTGTTCTGAGTAAAGCACCCACTGTTTATTTACTTTTCGTTGTAATCTAGCTTCGTGTAGTAGTTTGTTTAACTTTTGTGCTGATATACCGTAGTCTGCCGCGATTTGAGTTGTAGCTAATGTGCCAGTTGATTTTAAGATTTCATCAACATAATCTGCTTTGGGTTTTAGCTCTCCGATTTCTTGTTGTAATAGTAAGTTTTGCTCTTTTTCTTTCTTATACTCAGTCAACACTGTAATGATGTAGTCTGGATCTTTTAATGTTTGTTCAATTACATTGTCTGTTGCGTATATACCGTGCTTACGAATGGCTGGTAGGACGTCTGATGTTACCCAGCGTTTGAATTTTCGAGCGGTTTCTCTGATTTTTTCGTTTTTGCTTTGTTTAGAAGCGTCAAAGATTAAACTGTATAATCCTGATTCGTTGATAATGATCATATTTCTGTTTTGACCTGATGCACTAAATTGGTGCGTCAGCTTGTCCTCACTATCAACATGATTTCTGATGGCATTGTCTGTCCTTGCATATCCTAAAATCTCAGCAATATCTTTTCCTACAAAATAAGGTTCGTTTTCAATTTCCACTGTTCTTACTGGTAGCTCTTTAAAATTAAATGTTTGTAATGCTTGCATAATGTTTATGCTCCTTTCGTGTATAATGTTGTTATCAACCTAAGGGGGGGATGCTTATGGCTAAAAGAGGCAAGAAAAACGGTAAGCAATCTACTAGTAGAACTGCTAAACTTGCTAGCAAAGTACTTCGAGATAAACGAAGTGGTAAGAACGCTAAAAGTTTGGCTGGTAGTGTGCTTGCTCAATCTTAATCAACCGCTCTTAAACTCTTGTATTTCATTTTCAAGATATAATCAGGGTTTATAATCAGTTGGTTTTTGTTACCTTGTGCATTTGTGTAGGTCGCAACTACATAAGTGCCGGGTAACTCCATTTCATTACCTTCCATTTCACGAAGAGTACAGTTTTTTATTCTTGTATCATCGATTAAATCTACATACTCAAATTCCATTTGTAGTTCCTCCTATTAAAGCGTTTGTTTTTCTTTTGTCGTGTTTTCACGACTTTGGTTTAAAAAATATATGTCTGCACTGATATCTAAGTACAAACAAATTGCTCTTACTTCTGACATTGAAAAGTCGTTCCCATTAGTTCGATTTAGTTTTTTATTAACAGTTGTTCTATTTATATCAAGTAATTCGGCTAAATCTTTATTCTTGATGCCTCTTTCTGTTAACAAACCTTTCAACTTGTTATATCCGTTCATTTGCGCACCTCTTTTCTAAGTCGTGTATTTACGACTTGTCTATTATACTACACCACTCTTTTTACTTTTGCAACACTTTTGTCGTATTTTTATAACTTTTTTTATTTCTTCTTATATAAGTGTTGTAAATAAACAACACATGGTGTATATTAAATTCATGGGGATAAATAATAATAAGGAGTTAGAACGAAATGACTTTTGGAGATAGAATAAGAAATTTAAGGAAGCAAAAAGGTTTGACTTTACAACAACTTAGCGATGAACTGCATGAAAAATTCCCTTCAAAGGACAAGAAAAACAGTTTTACTAAAGGTAAATTGTCCAATTGGGAAAATAACAAATCAGAACCCATAGCGAAAACTGTATCTCAACTAGCTTCTTACTTCGGTGTAAGCATGGATTATTTAATTGGTTTAGAAGATGATATTGTTCCATTAGAAAACATTAATCATTACTATCAAGTGCCATTTTATGGAAAAGTTTCTGCTGGAAATTTTGAGACAGTCGAAATTGAAACAAAAGATTTTGATATTCCAGACGTAGCCTTTAATGGTCGTAAGCCTAGTGAATGCATAGCGTTACAAATAAATGGTGATAGCATGAACAAAATACTTGCTAACGGTTCTTATATAATTGTCCATGATTATAGAAAGTCTTGTGATCATAAACTTAACAGCAATGACATCCTTGTATTACGTCTAGGTGGTGAATATACAGTTAAGCGTGTGAGACGTACTGAAACAAAACTACATTTAGACCCAGTAAGCTATTCAGATGAATTTAAAACTAATTCTTACGATTTAGATTCTATTGATGAAATCGAAGTGATAGGCAAAGTTATTTATAACTATCGAATTTTTGATTAATAACACTTATATAGCGCTTTATTATAAAAAGTAAAGGAGAAATAAAAATGAAAGAATTACCTAAAAACAGATTAACATTCAAAGAAAGTATGATTGAGAGTCAATATTTAGCAACTAAAACAAAAGAAGAAAAGAAACAATACAAGCAACTATCTGTTGAATACAAAAGAGAAATTTTAAAAGAATACCAAAGCAAACCTAGAAAAGAAGTGAAATTTGAAAGTGAAATCAATAAATCTGACGAAAACTTATCTAAAATCTACCAAAGATTTAGCGAAATAGGAGTGGAGGATTTGTTTGGCACAAAAAAAGAAGTGAAAGAATTACCTATGATTTTAAAAGATAATGAAAACATAATGTATGTAACTTCGGGATTGTACAATAATAATACCTACTTAATAGTATGTACTGATTTAAGATTGTTATTCTTAGATAAGGGGATGATATATGGTTTGAAATTTCATGAATTTCCATTCGAGAAAATCAATTCTGTTTCGTATAAAAAAGGACTTCTTTTTGGCGAAATAATTATACATCATGGTTCATCAAGTATCGCTATAGGAAGCATATCAAAAAACACTGTATCTAGAATGGCGGAAACAATACAAGAACAAATCTCTATTCGAGAAAGTTCAATGAAATCATCTAATTCTGAAAAAATGAGTTTTTCTGTTGCTGATGAATTAATAAAATATAAAGAATTATTAGATGTCGGAGTAATTTCTCAGGAAGAGTTCGATAAGAAAAAACAACAATTATTGGATATTGATTAATAGCGCCTATGTGGCGTGAGGAGGATGAGGGATGGAAAGAAATTCCACCAAAAAAAGTAGCAAAGATAAAATATTAAAAGCTGTAAATAACTTTGAAGAGGTTTGCAATAGCGGAAAATTCAAATTTAAATATTTGGATGACTGGCTTTTTACAAAATCAATAATTTTTAAAAATGAAACAACCTTAACTAACCAAAAAAACTTTAAAGTGTATCCAAGAGGTACTATTGTATACGCTAAACTTGGTGTTAACATTGGTTCTGAATTCTCAGGGAATCATTTTTGCGTCGTTTTAAATAAAAATGACAACAAACGCAATGAGCTAATTACTATAGTTCCACTTACTTCAAAAGACACCAAATTTTCTTTAAAATTACAAGAGAATTTAATACTAAAAGCTTTAGAAAAAATGAAAACTGACCACAAAACTTTACGATTCGATTTGGATAGAATAAAAGAAATGCACGCAAGATCCACAAAAATAAAAAACTTAAATTCAGCAATCGAAAAAGAACTTGATGAGATTGAAAATAATTATATGCAACTCGCAAAAATAATTGAGCGTTACGAAAGGTTTGTAGGCAAACAAACTTATGCAATTCCATCTCAAGTTATCACTATCAGTAAAAAAAGAATAAGCACACTTAATGATTACGATCCAACTGGCCATATATCTTTCAATGAAGAAACTTTAAAAATTATAGAAGATTTTATGAAAGCTAACATTTTATCATAATTATCTTTACTTTTTATCGTTAATCTATTATAATCAAGATATAAATTTCCGGTAACCAATCCGGCTTAAAATCATATTTCCGGTAACCAATCCGGCTGGCCAGATGTTAATTCATCTGGTCTTTTTTTATACATTTTTATCGGGTAGCCCGCCTACCCTTATTATTTTTTGCCAATTTTGAGGAGGGAGAAGTAAAATGCCAGTATATAAGGATGATAATACAGGTAAATGGTATTTTTCCATTAGATATAAAGATGTATACGGTAATAACAAACGTAAGATGCAACGCGGTTTTTCAACTAAGCGTGAAGCTAAGAGTGCAGAGGCTATTTTTTTGAATGATGTAAACGAAGGATATAGCGATTCAAAAACATTTGATTATGTTTTTCATCACTATTTAGAAAATAGCGATTTGAGACCTAAAACAAAACGACGCAAACAAAATGAATATCATAAACACTTTAAAGCTAAGTTCGGGCACATAAAAATGAATAAGATAACGCAAAATCAATGCCAAGAGTTTCGTAAATATCTAATAGAGAATGTAGCATCAACAAATTCCGCTCGTACAATTTGGTCAGGTTTTAAAGTTGTAATTAATTATGCCAAAAAATACTTTGGATTACGTACAGATCCAACAATATCAATTAAACCTATTCCGCGTGTAAAGCCAAAACCTAAGTTTATGATGCGTGAAGAATTTGAAGAAAGAATCAAAGACATTGAAGAGCAAGATTACAGAGAGTTATTTACATTAATGTTTTATACAGGTTTAAGGATTGGCGAAGCTATGGCTCTTGTTTGGACAGACTACAATAAATACAAAAAAGAGATATCCATAAATAAAACAATGGACATCTCTAATAGAACTATATATCCGAGACCAAAAACAGATAGTTCAGAGGATATTGTTCCTTTACCTAAATTCATCAATACAATGTTAACTGAACGACATCAACGTGAAAAAGAGTTAAACAAATATTTTGATGAACGTAGTTATTTTATTTTCGGAGGAATGGCTCCCAAACATTACAGTCATGTTCAAAAGAAATTTCAAAAAGCTTTCCCTCATTATAACATTCACGCGTTAAGACATTCTTATGCATCTTATCTTGCAAATAATGGTGTAGATATTTTCGTTTTACAGTCACTCATGAGACATGCTCAAATCACTGAAACGATGGGCACTTACAGCCATTTATATACTCAGAAAAAACACGATGCAATAGCCATTTTTGACAAGTAA